TTAAGTATGTAGAGGCTAGATGGAAAGATTGTAAATGGGAGATAGTTGAGTAAAGAAAAATAAATCTTGTATATAACACATTTAGTCTGCAAAGGACAAATCGGAGTCAACCCGATATATTATGGACTTACAGCAAAATTTAGACCTTGGTATTTTGATGGACAAAAAGTTTATGCGGGTAGATTATTTGAGACAAAATCAGAAGCAAAAGATGCAGCAGAAAGACTTAGGACAAATTGTATGTTGCGGAAATCATGTCTTTAGGGTTATAAATGGAGAAAGATACTGGATTAGCACCCCACCCGATGGCTACGAGGATAAAATTTGGAGTAGGTAATGGCATCTCTTAGGTATCATGCTGGACGCATGGTGCTTTATGAGAAAAAGCCAGAAGAATGGCGTGTAAAAATAAAATCAAAAACAGGTAAGGTTGATTTAGCTCTTAGTGCAAAAGAACTTGAACCAGCAGTTATGGAAGCGGAATATTTATATGCAGATATTAGGGCTATAAATAGAGGACTACCTAAATGTATTGATTGCATACATCATTTAGTAGTTAAAGCAGAATGCGGTCTTAGTCTACCAGAAGGAAAAGCTAGTGGCGGTGTATGGGCTAAAGATTGCCCTTATTTTTGGGAGAGGCAGATTTAGAATTTATTTTGTCTATGTGTTCTCCAGCTTGTTGAATAATTTTAACTAATCTAAAATTTTCTTTTGCAAAAGCACTAATAAGATCTGGCACTTCATCAGGATCTATGTAGTTTATTACATTTCTTAAAACTAATTCAATATGAAATTCTTCCTCATAAGTAACGTCTGCCATTACCCAAGGTTCTACTTTTTTTCTTTTTTTAGCTTGATTGTTAAACCAACCAGACCAAGGCATTTGTAGTCTCATGCCTATACAATAGCTAGGATGCCCTTAGATAGCCAGCTTTCCGATCATTTATTATTCTTTCTGGTTTTTGAATAGTATGCCATCTATGCTCACAGACCATACATAACCTTCTTCTAACTATTGTTTTTTTAGAATTTCTTTGTGAGTCAATAACTTTTTGTCTTGTAACTTTTTGGCACTTTGGACACTTTACAAAAGTTAATCGATGCATTTCTGGATTTTTAAGGATTTTTAATTTAACATATTATTAGTTACACCCATTACCAAAATGCCAGGTCACTACGGAACAGGAACAAAAAAGAAAAAGAAAAAGAAAGGCGGTAAAAAGTAGTTATCTACCAGGAAATAACGCTTTTTCTAAAACTTCAACAAGCCTGTCGTCTATTGTATTATCAGACTTCTTAACCATAGCTTTTGCTATATCAAGCAAGAGCTTTTTTAATGCTGATCCACGAAGGAAGGCAAAAATGATAGGTTCAAGAATTTTAAGCATAATTTTTAAAGATAAGGAAAAATCGGGAGATAAGTCAGCCAAACCTTAAAGACTGCCCTGCCTTACTCTAATCAAGCCCCCAACTAAGACTCGACATTATCAAGAGGTATAGCTTTCAGATCCGCTTTGCAAAAAGATCATCAGGCTTCCCGACTTATTATTAATATTACTACAATTTGCAAAAAAAAACTTTATGTTAAAACTAGTGTGCCAGTTAAATTAGTGTCACACTAAAATCCTATTGTTGATTAGTTGGATTTATAATAAGGGTAACCGCTGGAAGCAGCGGCCTATTTAGAACCTTGAAAATTTATTATGGAATTTAATTTCAATGATGGCGGTAGAGCCGATGCTGGTTACAAAGGTCGCACAGGCGACTGTGTTACTAGAGCCGTAGCTATTGCAGCAGAGTTACCTTATCAGGAGGTTTATGACCGACTTGCAGAAGGTAACGCTAATCAGCGAGTTACTAAACGCAGTAGAAAAACTACTGCTAGGCAAAAAACAGCAAGCCACGGCATCAGTACAAAACGCAAATGGTTTAAAGACTATATGAAGTCATTAGGCTTTAAATGGGTTTCAACTATGGGTATTGGTACAGGATGCCAAGTACATCTTAAAGAAGATGAGCTTCCAAAAGGAAGAATCATCGTAAGAGTTACTAGACACTACTGTGCCGTTATAGATGGCGTTATAAACGACACCTATAATCCAAGCAGAGGAGAAACCAGATGTGTTTATGGTTACTGGATCAAACAGTAATATTAAAGCCCCCCATGCAGGGGGCTTTTTTTTGTGCTAATGTGTTCGCGTGTGTGAGATCTTGTATGTGACTAGTGGAAACTAGGCAACACTAGACACTTGCAAGAACTAAGACCTCTAGCAATAGGGGTCTTTTTTCTTATCTTTTCGGTCTTAATTCAGCTACTGCTATATCTAATGAATTAAGCCTTCCATAAATATCTCTCATGTCAGAATGCATATCATCCATCTTTTCTGATATTAATTCTACTTTGGTTAGTAGGCTAACTACATCTTCTCTATTTCTTTTACCTCTATAGCTAAGTGAACCAGCAGAAACAAAGACTGCTGTTAATACCGCCCCTCCTGTTGCTGCAATAAGTTCAACCATTCTTAACCTTTTGTGTCTATAGTTATAGTATATATCATTTACTTATTATGGAAGATCAAGATGAAAAGGAAGGTAATGGTCTGATTGCCAATGTGGTTCAGATGATTATTCTTTTTTGGAGTTTAGGGGTAATTTCTTGGTCGTACTTTAATCCTAACCCTACCAGGCAAATTGATACAACTTTCGCGGCTGGATTATTGTCAGCCGTGACAGCGCAATATGGGCTAAACATCAAAAAAAATAGTGATGGTAAGAAAAAGAACAGTATTGGCAATACTCCAAAAATTGTGGATAATAAAGATAACAAAAATGTAACACAATGAAAAGATTATTACCGTTATTATTTTTAATCGCAGCCCCTGCACACGCAGACATCACTTCGACAATCAGTTCAAGTATCAAACTAGAAGTAGCCGCGCCTGGTACTACGGCAGATCGAATTGGTAATTCTTATTCTGTTTCTGGAACTGGTGTTAATACTACAGATGGAACAACTGCTGGAAGTCTTGGAGGACTAGGTGCAGCGACTAATGGGGTAAATTCCTATACACCAATTACAGCAAGTCAATTAACAGATGGTGAGTCGTTTTCTTATACAGTTTCTCACACAACCGGGGATACCGTAGCAACATCACTTACCGTTGGAGAAGTCTCACCCTTTGGTGACTTAACAAGTACGAGTGGAGGCACAGCTACTAACTTAGCTGGTACTGTTGATAATCATGTTATTTCAGTAACAGCAGGGTCGTCTGGAACTACAGCGACAGCTTCTTATGTGACTTCTGTCTTGGTGGACTAGTAATGAGTTATGCGAAAGCTTTTATTACTGTTTTTTATATATGCTTTACCAGCTAATGCAAACATTGTTCCTAACTTTACAACCGGGACAATGTCTAGTACGACTAATACGCAAACCACAATTACAGAATCAATCACAAGTAAAGACTATAAAACTGGATATGAATATACAGTTACTGGCACAGGAATTAGTGCAGACGGCGATATTTCACCAGATGCCGTTAATGTTACAGGAACAGTAGGGGGTCAAAGTTATACATGGAAAGGAGCAGATTTAACAACAAAACCAAATTGGACGTTGACAAATCCTACATCAGGAGATGCCTTTCAATTTACAGAAACGTATTCTGCGCCAGGTCTTCAGAACGTCACAACTATAAATCGCACCATAGAAACGGAATCCGTAGTTACTACTACCTCTGTCTTTCAATAGCTCTTTTACCAACAGGAGTTTTAGCTAATTCTGTAAGTCAATCAAATTCTGGAAGTGTAACTAATCAAAATTGGAATGTTAATAATTCTGGATTCCACACCAACCAATACGGAGGTGGTGTTGTTTGCCAAGGAGCAATGATGACTATTACTCCATTTACCACTTTCAACAGTAATTATCGTAAGCCATATCGAGATTTTTATTATACGCCTGTATATGACGAAACTGATATTGAGGGCGACTTTGATGAGGATGGCAACCCCATAGGAGATGGCACACCTGATAACCCAGGTGATATACTTTTTTATCAACAAAATTATTCTGGTACAAACAAGGATAGTTTTGCACTTGGAACAGGAATTACATTAAATTTTAGTATTCCATTGGATAGACAATATACAAAAAAGTGCAAAGAAGCAGCCCAAGTACAAAATGATATAAACAAACAAAAGCTAAAAAATCTTGAGCTTGATTGGCATATGGCACGTTTGCGTCATTGCGGAGAAAAGAAAATTGCTGGAATACGATTCAAAAAAGATAGTCCATACTATGGTTTATGCTCTGACATAGAAATAGTGCCAAAAGCTAATCAAGTCTTGCCTCATAATCATAAAATTGATTTTAAATCTAGTTTTAAGGATTCTTTTGATTCTTCTTTTTAGTTAATTTAGTCATAACTTGCTTGACGATAGGTTTTACCAATTGCAAAACTAAAGGTGCTGATGCTCCAACAAGTGCTAACGAAAATACTCCAACAAACTGTGGCGCAGAAGGAATATATCTATCACGAAAAGGTACAGATTCATATTCTGTTATGCATTCTGTTCCATCTAAACGATGCGAGACTACTATTTCAAGCTTTTTAGAATTTCTGTAATCTCCTACGCGCTGGTCTTTTGAACCAGGGCATTCTGGTATAACTATTTTTTTCTTTTCTTTTGGTAGTTCTGGTCTAGTTGTTGGTGATTTTATTGTTTCATCTGCTTCTTTTCTTTTTTTTTGCTCTTTTGACTCTATAATTTCAATTCTTCTTCTGTCGTATAACATTGGTTGAAATGATGGCATCGAACCACTAGGACAAGAAATAACTGTACCTGTAGGATCATCTTCATATAATGCAGTATTTTTAGGTGAAGCATCTCTGTGATACCTTACGCAACCAGGTAATTTAATAGACGGTAGTGGTACGTTTAAAACTTGGTATGGATTGTGAACTGGTATGTTTATTTTTTGTACGTCTATTTTTGGTATAGATATATCAGGTATCTCCATCTTCTACATCTCCTATAGAAATAGACCAGCCATCTTCTCCAAATTTACCAACTTCTTTTATTTTTGGTTTTTTAATTTTTTTATCTAATTCTTCGTGATACTTTTTTATATCGTTATCCAGTTCTAAATTAAATTTTTGCATACGCAACCAATGTATAAATTTATCAACATAATATTTAACTAGTTTTTTTAAAAATCTAAAAACCATTAATCAAAAGCATCTCTTTTTTTTAGTATTTCTACTTGCGAAAAACAACGTGGACAACTTAAATTTGTCATCACAGAAAATTCTGGATATAAATTTGGATGCATCGTTTCATCGATATCAATATCTCCCCCTATTATTAACTCTGCATCACACCAATAACAATTCATTTTTTAAATGGTATAGGTATTGATTGACCAGTTGTATTTGGTAGTGCGTTATCAAGAACTTTTGGCATAAGTCCTTGTACATTTTCAAGAACTTGATTCATCATCTTGGCCTTAAATTGTTCGCTGGTGACGTACTTAAATGTAAAGAATCCACCCCCTAAAATTCCTAACATAAGAATTCCAGTTACGATGGTAATAATGTCTAAAACTTTTCTCATGTTAAAAGAAGCATTAATTAAAGCAAGCGTACCAATAACATTTATGGTACTTTTTTTAATTATAGGTTTAGCACCTCTTTATGTCATGTATGGTTTAATTGATCGAGCTACGATCCAGCAAAAAACCTCTAATTTCACTAAAGTCAAAAACATAACATAATCCATAAGTATGGCCGTTAAGTAATAATTTTTGTATTCTATGCCTACCATCTATCATTCTATATTTATTATTAAAAGGATT